CCTCAGATTGGCGTCGATGATGGCGCCAACGCCTGCCGCCATCCTGGCCAGCAGGCCGTCTTCGGCGCCAGCCGGCAAGGCTTGCGTGTCGCCGAGTATCTCCACCAGCTTGGCCTCGATAGATGCCTTAAGTTCGGCTTCCGTCACCACGGCCTCCGAAAGGCCTTGATCGGGTGGTTGCGCGGCTGATTGCGGATGACCCTTGGCTGAACGCGGCGAATCTCGAGTTCATTGGCCTCGAGTCGCTCCACGAGGAGATTGCGCTCGGGCAACTTGGGCCAGGCCAGGGGTGGCGCGGGCCTTGGCACTAGCTCATCGTTCGCCATGACCCAATCGAAGTCCTTGGCGTGGGCTTCCCGCACGCAATCAAGGCTGGGGTCGAAAACGAAGAGCTTGGGAGCTTCGGCCTTCACCCGATCCCAGGTGCTGGCCAGGACGGCGTTGACGTCGGCCAGGATTTCAGCCGGCGTTTTCGTGCGCCATACACTCATCTCGTCTTGCATTTCAACTCCTTGGCTGTTGAAGCCCATCTATACGCTCTAGGGCATCCCAGAGCCGCAGTCCGGCGAGCCTGGCGAGATCGATTACCTCGTGGGGCTGAAGCCTGTAGGCGTCCTTGTCGGGCTTGCTCCTACGCTTGGCCGATACGCTGCAGGCATGCGGCGAGCCATGGGCTAGCAAGATGCCGCTATTGGCGGGCGCATGCTCGAGTAGCTCAGCTGTCCAAATGGCCTGGGGCATGAGGTAGTAGTGCTTCCACACCTTCGGCGGCCAATCGCGCATGAGGCGCGTGGCTGCCTTGCTCCTCGACCAGGGGCGGCTGTGCCACCACTTATCCTTCTTGGCGTCAGCCTTGAAGTCAGATCGGCTGATCTTCATCTCCACATCGATGAGCCTGAGGTCCTTTGTCACGACGAGCAGATCGGCTTCATGGCCCGTCCAGCCGCAGCATGGCACCGCCAGGACTGCGTTGTGGAAGAAGGATCGCACAAGGGCCTTTGTCAGGGTGGCTTCGCTCCAGGTGTTGGGCTTCATGCTGGTCTTGTGTTGGAGATGGCGGGGCTCATAGCTGGGCTTCGCATGGGGCAGCGTACCGATTCAGGAACCATCCAGTCAAGGATTGCATTGCAGGTCTTGCAAAGCGCAGAGGCGGCGCCAACCCGCCTCGCCCATCAATAGGAACCCGGCCATCGCTGGAGCAGCTCTTAGGAAGCCCTCTAGTGATGGGGCTGGGGCTCGTCCAAAAGCCCCAGCCTGACCCAAACGTCTCAGTGAAGAGAAAGCCTACTTCGTCATATATCCCCCGAGTTGTCGATCACCAGGACCGGGAAGCCGGTGCCCCACCATCGAGGCCCCGCTGAGCTTGCCTTCAATCATACGGCGCGGGAAAAGGACCCCCGAGGCCCACTAGGAGCCTCGGGGAGCCGGGCGCAAAGAGCTATGGAGGGCAACCCCGCCAACGTGCGGAGCCGAGGCCTTGCGGCCATGTGGCGAGGGCTCTGGGAGACGGTTCAGCCGCCACCGCCCTACCGCACCATGCTTCTCGCTGGAGCCCGACAACCAGGCGAATTTCCCAATGAAAAAGCCCACCTTGTGGGCGGGCTTCCTTGCGGTGGCGGCACTTCCACCACTAGCCGAATGCGACGCATATTATGTGCTTTTTGCCAAACCGCAAAACTTCGGTGAAATTTTTCTAGTTAGGGCCTTCGCTACGCCTTGGCATGAACTGGGCTTTGAGGCCCTCCTCCCATATATCGGCATCACGGAGGATGATGGTTCGGCCGAGGGTAAGTAGATGGTGCTGGCGCTCCAGCATGCACAGGTTGCGCTCCTCCATCTCGGCTGGCTCCTCGCCATGATCGGCGGCCATGGCGCAGTCGTAGTAGTTGATGAGGCAAGCCAGGCCATTGGGATCGTCGAGCACTGCCTGCTGTTCGGCCTTCCTGAGCAGAGCCCTGGGGCGGCGCAGCAGGAGCGCGGCGGCAAAGCGCGCAAGCACCATCGGCCCCATGATGACCCGCGGTCCTTCGGCCTCATTCGGCACTTCGTTCATGCACTTCACGGCGAGAGCCACCAGATCGATGGGCAGGTCGTCAGTGTCAAGCTCGGGCGCATCGATAGCGGTTCCGGGTGCGGCGGCAAGCATGGCCTCCCATTGAGGCATCCCATTCAGCACTTCTTTGTTCTTCAGGCTTGCCCCGATGGCCGCAGCTGCCATCGCATCAGTGGGAACCACGGGTACCAGCTTCCAACCCTCCGCCTCCGCCTGATATGGACTGGCAGTAGGAGCTGAGGTTGCGACGAGGACGGCGCTTGCCTTGCTGATCGCCGCTGCAATATTGTCTTTGCCCAGTTCAATGCCGATGCGCTTGCATAAGTATCGAAAAAGGTAGCGGTTCGTCGGAAACCATTCGTCGTCTACCGGGTCCGTTACCGCCTGCGAATCGAAGAGCCGAACAGCTGGGGGAGTCTCTGCCGGTGCGCTCGTGAATGCGGCTTGGTAGGCATCCATGATCTCAGCGCCTTCGCCGATGCGCCAGGCCTCCCCCATCTTCAGCGCATACTTCCCGACAGTTCTGATAAGTTCGTCAGTCACAGCTTGCTCCCCTTCAGGAAATCGCCGGCGCCCGCGCCCGAGTCAATGGGCTTCATGGCGTCGTCGGCGGATGCCACGCTCTTATCAAGGAATTCCTCCGGCATGGGCGCCGTAGCGACTGGCGCCCGGTAGAGTGGATCATCAGCACCAGCCTTCCGAAGGTAGCTAAAGGAACCGGCTTCACCTGCGCCGCCACCTGGGGGGACGAATACCACGCTCCGGCCTTTGACAAAATCCCCAGGCTCTCCAGCGTTCTCGAGTCTGCCGATTTCCCGGAGAAGGCGCATGCGGCGCTGGCCATGGTATTCCGCCATGGCCTCCGCGTACTCCTTTTCACCCTCGTAGCTGATACGCATGCGGATAGAGCGATCGCAGGCCGCCCTGAGTTCTTCGGCAAGGCTGGGCTCTTTGATCTTGCCTCGGCTAAAGTGCTGATAGGCCATCCAGACAAAGTATCCGGCGATCGCAGCAACGACCGCCACCAGGAAAGCAATAGAAACGGTATTCACTTGGGGACCCCTTCAGTAGTAAGCGTAGATGACGGCCGTGGCCGCGAAAAGCGCAAGTGCGCCGATGATGTAGCGCAATTCCCAGAGCACGCCCGCGAAGCTTCGCCGCGAACCCAGGACATGCTTGACGGGCACCGAGATGCTTGGCGTGAGCTGGGCCTCGATGTTGGCGATGCTTCGCTCAAGGTCCTTGGGCACGCGCTGGTGGAGAATGCGATAGCTCTTGCGCTGATCCTTGAGGCGCTCGAGTTCGCGGCGCAATGTTTCGACATGGGTGACCATTTCTTCTCCTAATCCAAGTGGGCGCCGGTGATCCCGGCTTGATCGAAAAGCTCGGCCACCGCGGCCCAGGCCTCGTTCTCGGTTTGCTCCAGGTACTCGGTGATCCACGCCTTATGCTTGGCCGCCGTCATCTGGCTGCAGTGGGCAATGCTCGCCAACCAGACGATCGTGACGGGCCGTTTCGTGAAGAACTCCTCCACGATGGCCTTGCGCAGATGGGGCTGCGTGCTGAGGCCGCGAGCGCCAGGCTTGCGCGTGACTTCGCCGCCCTCCTTGAGCAAGAGGCAGGCATCGAGGACGGCCTTGTCCCAGCCCAGATTCCGCGCCCAGCCCGAGCAACAAGGCCTGCGGCATGCGCAAGGGCTGTGCGAACGCGTCAGGAGGCCCGTTAGGACCACCCGATGCTCGTGGCTGAGCTTGGCGAACTCCTGCAGGATAAAACCCGCCTGGGCGGCCTTCTCCAGTGCCGAGAGCTTGACGGTCTTGCGCCGGAAGGCCGCCCGGACCAACCCTGCTACGGCGGCTTCCCGTTCTTCCCTCGCCTTGGCAAAGAATTTGCTGCGGGCCTTCGCGCCACGCGGCAGCTTCTTCTTGAGGCCTTCGACCATGGCCGTGGTCATGCCTGGCTTAGGCATTTGCACATCGATGGCGTTGAGGGCGAACACGAGAGCCTTGCGGGTATCGTCGAAGAGTGGCTGATCTTCAGAAGATGGCATCGAACTCGGCTCTTTGGAGGATCTTGGCGAGATTCGGCTCTTGGTAGGCGCTGCCCTTGATCCACTTGCCCGACGGGTCCTTGTCGATGATTTTTGTGACCGGGTTGGCCTTGCTCAGGTTCGAGCCAGCCACGTCCCTGTAGCCTTCGGCCCCTGGGAAGCCCATGGCCAGGGCAAAGCCACTATTCACGACGGCGAGGTCCGTGGTCCCGTCGAAGATGGGGAGGGCCGTCTCAACATCCAGGTCGATCTTGATCCCAGGCTTCTCGGCCAGCACCTGGCGCATCTGCCTGGAGGCCACATCCAGGTATCGATGGGCGCCGGCCAGAATAGCGGCGAGGCGAATCTCGGCACTGTAGAGATGCGGCTTGTCCAGGTTGAGAAGCGGGTCGCCGACTATGTGCGGCCCCATATGCTTGGCGAGTGGTTGCAAAAGGCCCTCGAAGGTCTCGGCGCTCTCTTCCATGATGAGCGCCGCATAGAGCAATGCGCCATCCGTCAGCATCGGCTTGCCAGGCTGATCCTGGCCGCTGATACGCATGAGCTTGGACTGCATCTCCCAGGGATCGACTTTCTGTTGGAGTTCGGCGTCCAGCTCCTCGATGCGAGCTTGCACGCCAGCGATGCTCAGATGCATTCGCTGATCGATGCGGAGGGTCTTGTCGACGACGTATGTGTGCATTAGCCAGAGAAAAAGCACGAGGAAGACGAGGCCCAGCGAGACGCCAAAGATGAAGCTGGTGATGTGCGATTGAAACATGGGGACTCCTTCAATAAAACCAGGATGCGCTGTTGGCGCCGTGCTCGCTGACCTTGACCTCAGCGCAGTGCAGGTTCTCGGGGTGCTGGATGCGATGCTTGCTGAGGTCGGGCAGGTAGGATTCAAGCAGCCAGCCGTTCACATGCTCGCCGATCAGCTGGGCAAAAGCTTCGCAACCAACTGCGTTGACCAGCACGAGCTTCACGAGGCCGAGGCGCTCAAGTCTTCCGAAGTCTTCACCCGCTGGATCATCCAGCGCTACGAGCAGGGTATGGTCAAAATGGTGCGTCAGCCATTCTTTGACGGGCTTGAGGGCGCCGAAGTCAACCACCCAATTGCGGCTGTCGACAGTGCTGGACTTAAAGACAAGCTCCACGGCCAACGCGTAGCCGTGGAGCTTGTTGCAGTGGCTGGCCGCCCGCCACTGCCTGAAGACGGCCGAGAGGCCGACGTCATGCCCGTAGGTCTTCGTGCTCTGGTGGGGGAAGTGAATGGTGGTATCGATCATCAGTTTTCCTTGAATGAATGAAAGCCGCCAGGATGGGCGGCCCCTTAGCTATACCAGTCAGGCAATCAGCGCGGCGAAGGCCTGCTTCTTCAGGTCGGCACCGCGGCCGAAGAAGGCGCTGTCGAGGCGCGTGTCATCGCTACGGCCCATGGCATGGTCCACGTACTGCGTAACGGCGTTCAGGAGGCCCCAGCGCGTGCCCTTGGAGCCTGGGAGCTGTGAGCCCATGCCCAGGCCGCCAAAGAGGTCGAGAACCCCCGTGATGGTGCGGCTGTCTTCGGGCTCAGGCGCCACCTGGAGCGCGGAGAGATCGCCGAGCCAGGCCAGCTTATTGGCGGCCGCCCTCTTCTCTTCACGCTTGGGGTCGAGGATGCCTGCCAGCACGGCGCGGGCTTCATCAAACTTGATCGGCGTCTCGCTGAGTTCGCGGGCCTTCTCCATGAAGGCGGCAAAGCCATTGGTGGCAAGGCCCAGGGTCTTCAGCACGGCTTGTTTGTCAAAGACCGAGCGATGGCTGATGCGGACGACGTTCTTGTTGAAGAGATCGTCGAGGGCCAGTGCCAAGGTGTTCGCGCAGACCACGCGCACCGCCGTCAGCGCCACCGTGGTCTTCATGCTGCCGTCGAGGCTCGTTGCCATAAGGACGTTCTGCATGACCTCGTCCTTGCTCTTCTTGCCGCCCACCATGGCGCCCTCGCCGTTGCTGGCCATGGCCCACAGCTTGCGGCCCCCGAGCAGCGTGCCGGCGGTGTGGATGTACCAGCCGCCGGACTCCGTCATGTCCCGGAAGAACTCCAGCACATCGCGTGGCTGCACGACGTTGTACCCGGATCCCACGATGGCGAGCGGGGCCTGAGTATCACTGCGCCAAAGCGCTTTGTGACCGGGGAAATGTATTTCTTCCCGACCACTGGCCGTCTCCGTCGAGTGACGACCGAAGGCCACCGGTACCCCTTCGCGGGCGCTCCAATCCATGCCGGCTTCCTTGGCCCAGACGCCGAGGCTTGCGCCCTTGGTGATGCTTTGCCCGAGGCCGTGCCATGGGGTCTCGCCAACGAACGCCATTTCGGCGCGGCCATTTGCGCGGAGCGTGAGTTCATGTGCCATGATGATTTCCTAAGTTGATCGGGCGACGTTGCCCCACCAAGGACCTCGCGGGAAGACCTTGAGAGGGTTGGGTCTTAGTAGCGGTTTGGGCGACCATGGTCGCCCAGGATGTGGTTGTGCAGGGTCTCGCGGCCATCCGTCGCAAGGACATGAGCGCGCCATGCGAGTGGATCGGCCGCCGCGATCTTCAGGCGCTCCCATGGCGCGAGGCAAATAAAGGCGCGCCATTCGGCCCGCGACACTTTGCGGATGCTGGGGGCCGGGTGCCGCAGATGTTCATTGCGTTCCATGCTGGTTCTCCTCAAGCTTCGCGGTAGAAGAAGCCCATGATGCGGATGCGCTTGAAATCCATGCCCTTGCCAATGTGAAGCTCGACGGCCATGGCGGAGCGGTCGTAGAAGCTGATGTAGCTTTGCATGCTCTCCGGGAATTCGCCAAGGCTTGCGAAGCCGTTTTGAATGGCCGCCTGAAGCTTGCCGTCCTTATCGGGGAAGGCAAGGCAGGAGGCCTTGAAAGAAAAGGCATATGCCTTGCCTTGGGCATCTTGGCCCTGGAAGCGGATGGTCTTGATGGTTGCCATGCTGAAGCTCCTTGTTGCGATGCCTCAATTCTAAACCCATCTTTACATAGATTTTCACCGCTGGCGAAAATAATTTCCCACGAAAGAAAGCCCGCCGCGAGCGGGCTTTTCTGGGCGGCGCATGAGCTACTGCCCCCAGCTCAGGGCCGATTCGACCTCCTTGGCGGCCAGGCCCTTGATCAGGATTTCAGCTTCTTCATTGTTCCAGCCCGCGGTGCCCACGAGGAAGACCCGCATACGCGAGCCGCAAGCCGATGCCGCGAAGAGTTCGAGGGCCTCGCGCTTGCGCACGCCCTGGCGCAGCATGGCGGTCGTGGCATCGAACATGCAGGTCCGCGTAACGATCACGGAGCGGATGGCTTCGGCGCGCTGAGCAGCGACTCGCGGGTCGTAGCCTCCCTGAGCCCAGCCAGGCGAGCAGGCCAATGCCAGGAACAGCAAGATGGCCAGGATGACGGCCGCACGAATGCAGCCTACGCAGCGCTTTGGCGGCTCGTCGTAGCTGCGCATGGCAATGGCTCCGCGAGCCGTATGGAAGTAGTGGAGTTTCATGATGGTCTTTCAGGGTTGGGAATTGATAAGGGCGCGCAAAGCACACATTGCCGTGCTCACCTCTTCTTCGTCAGGGGGATCGACATGCCCACGCTGGGGGCACATGTAGAGCTCGACGAGGTTCGTGAAGCGCAGGGCGGCCATGCCCAGGTCCTCGGGAGCTTCCTGCAAGGCTTCCGCCATGCGCGAGGCTTGGGCCAGCTTGGACAAGGGCGCCCCAAACGGGAAGATCACGCGCTGGTTGGCCCCCGTATCGAACTGCAACTCGAGATGAAGGCCTGGGGTTGGTCCTCCGATTCCGGGAAGGCAGATCGAAGTCACGCAGGTCACCGGGACGACGTGCTTGGTGTGCCGCTGCATGGGCTTGGCATGCGCCAAGATGGCGAAGCCTTTGATCTTGTCAGTCATTTCTTCTCTCCTGTAGCTTTGGTAATGGCAGCGCGGGCTTCAGCTTCCGTGCGAAAGACGAACATGCCGCGCTTGTCGTGCATCGTCTCGACACGCACGCCGGGAATGATTCGCTCGACCATCCAGCGACCGGGTCGACCCGTGCTGAATCCAACCATCTGTTTGGGGGTCCATGCCCCTAGTGGCGGAGCGCTCACGGTACCAACCCCAGCGCCACCAGCTCATCCGGCGTCACATCCGCGCACTCGGATACCGCGATGCCACTCGTATCGAACTCTGCGCGGCTGTCAAAAAGGTAGCTCATGGCTCAGAAGTCCAGGTTGGTCTTTGCACCAGCGGCGGCCTTGAGGGCCTCCAAGGCGCCGAAGCTCGCCGCCAGGGCGAGGGCCTCGTCCTTGCGCACCCACTCGCGCAGGTCGAAGTTGAGGGCCTTCCCGGCATCCTTCATCTTGTCCGTCATGGTGGCGGCAAGCTTCGCGCCGAGATCGCTGAGTTCGAGATCGCTGAGGGCGCGAATCTTCAGCGTGCGGCCCTTCTTCGCAGCCTTGGCGCGGCGGCTCTCGTCGATGGCCTTCTTCACAGTGCGCAGCTTGGCCTTGTCCTTGCCCGCGCCCGTGGCCGCCTTCACAAGCTCGGCTTGCTTGGTCTTGTCGCCCTTGGCTTGCCTTGCGATGTTCTTCGCCATGGTCTTGCCGATGGCGCCGGTCTCGGCGGCCTTGATCAGGCTCTCGTCGCCGTCGAGCAGGGCGAGGATTTCCGTGACGTGCATGTGGGCACGGCCGACGGCGGCGCAAATTTGCTTGATGCTCATGCCGGCTTCACGGAAATCGCGGTAGGCCGTGGCTTCCTCGATGGGCGTGAAATTCTTGCTGTTGTTGGCCTCGAACATCTGGAGCTTGCTGGTGAGGTCGCTCTGATCCTTCTTGACGATCGTGATGGGCACGCCTTCCTCGGCCAGGAAGGCGGGGTCCTTCTTGAGGATGAGCTTGAGCGCGGTGAGGCGGCGCTCGCCATCGATCAGCTCGAACACTTCGCCGGTTTCGAGCGGCTCGATGCGCTTCACGCGGAGCGGATTGAGCAGGCCATTGGCCTTGATGCTGATGGCCAGGCCTTCGATATCGCCGAAGTCGATACGCGGGTTGAAGCGCTTGCCGTTCTCGGCGTTGATCTTCGGCGCGATCATCCGAGGATCGGCGAAGAAGGCCGAAGAGCGCTTGATGATTCCAGCGGCTTCCTTGCGGGCGCTGGTGCTGGGGGTGGCTTCGGCGGCATCGGCGAAAGCGGCTGGGGTCGAGGTCATGGGATAGCTCCTTGGTGGTTGAAAAAGGAAGGCCCGGAAAGTACCGGCCAAGGCCCTCGGCGCGAGGGCTATGGTCGAGGCTCTCAGCTGGAGATTTTTTCCTTCTTTTCAACGGGCAGGCATTCGACAACGCGCACTGCGCTGTGGTGGTTGGACATGGTGCCGATTGCGCGATACGCATTCTTGATGGACATGGACCATTGCAGGACGACGAGGGGGCCAGGCTCCGAGGCCTTCAGCTTCGCCAGGTAAGCAGCGCGCTCTGCCGCCTTCTTCTCGATGAAGGCGGTGCGGTCGGGGTTTTCGGCGATGAATTTCGTGCCGAGGTCAACGAGGAACTGGCTGGCTTCGACCATGTACCCGTTGTGATTGCGGTACAGCTGGCCCGCGGTGGCTTCGGCCTCGCGCTTGGAGTCATCCCAGCTCTTGCCATCCCAGCGCGAGGCCGAA